GCCAAGGTGCGGGCGATGCTCTTGCGGCTTTTCCGCCCACCACTCGACGACCTTCGATGCGGTCGTGTGCTGACTCACAGGCAATGCCGGCATGACTTACTTCCGCTTCCAGGCCGGCACAGCGGCCGCTGCCGGGGCTGCGGCAGGCTTCGTCTGCGCCGCCAACTGCACGCTGCCGTAAGCCATGACGCGGTTACGCGTCGGGTCTTTGCGGTCAATGTCGACCTGAATCTGAAACGGAATGTCGTGCAACTGCTCGGTGGCAGTCAGCTTCGACACGCCCACCGCCTGGCACAGCGAGGCGAGTTGCGAGCGGGCAATGTCTTCGGCCGTCTTGTTGGGGTTGCTGACGTTGAGCCTTTCCCACAGGCGGCGGCCGCTCTGCGGGCCGTCAATGACCTGCAGGACAAGTTCGATGTACTCGCCCGTGCCGGCCTTCGTCGGCTTAATCGCCGAGTCAATGACAATCGCCTGATACATGCCACGCTCAAGCGGCTCAAAAGACTTTGGCTGCGGCGGGGCGACTTCGCTTGCGTCGAATTGGAACTGAGGCATCGTTGGATTCTCCTTACTTGATTGCGCTGGTGAATGCTTCCCAAGAAAGCGGGATGCTTTCTGGAAGTGAATATCGGTTCTTGGCCATGTAGGCCGGGCGTTCGCTGGTGTAGAGCAAGCGTTCGCCCGTAGAAATGCCACGCGCTACCGTCTTGTTAAATCCAACGTCATCCTTTTTGACTATTGTTTTGTAGTTGGCAAACAGAACGGCATCACACCACTCACGAATGAGGGCGTTGCTGCGTTCCTGCAGTTTGGGCTGATAACGGTCGTACGGTTCCGTTTCAGGAGAGTCAAACCGCTTGATTGTGCAATGGGCAATGAGAATGACAGCCATTCCCTTGTCGTTCCGCAGGGCGTTTAACCCGTCTAGTACTTCTCGCCACTTCTCAGCGGCGATGACGGCTCCTTTGCCGTACGCCAAGTCTTTCGCGTCGTGCTTAGACTCAACGTCCTTCCATATCATGCCTTCAAGCCAATCGAGACTGTCCAACGCAACGGTTTGGTACTCATGCTTATCTGAGTACAACGTGCTAATCGCACCCACCACATCGTCAAACGACGACGCCAGCGGGAAATGATCCACGGACAGACTTCCTAGGCCATCTTCGGTGCAGATGAAAATTGGATTCGGGGCGTGGGCGGCAAAGGTCGACTTACCAATGCCCTCGACGCCATAGACCATCACCCTGGGGGCGGCGATTGCGTCGTTCTTACGGATAGATTTTAGGTCAAAGGCCATTCGCTGGTTCCTCAATGGTTATGTATGTTTTGGCGGGTTTTAGTGAAATGGCTGGTGCAATTTGCCGCCACAGGTCGGGGCGGTCATTGCGGATGGCCTTGAGGAACGCCTCGTCGGCTTCCACTTTTGTTTTGATCGGCTTATCAGGCCAGCCGTCTGTCAAAGCCAACAATCGCTCAATGTCGGCTTTGTAGGTCATTTTGCCGGTTGAAACGACCCGCATTCCGTTGGTAAGGACGGTAGCGGCTCGTCCCTCTTCTTTGGCCGGCAGCAGCTTCAACAGGTCTTGCTCGATTTGTAAGCGTCGGTTGGCGGCGTCGAGTTCGGCTCGCTTGGCAGCAAGCCAATCCCGCGCCAGTTCTTCTGGCGTCGTTGTCATCGTTATGGCTCCGTGGTGGGGAATACCTACGTTTAGACAATAACGGGGCGTACGGAAAAACGCAACACCCAGTGTAAAGGAAACGGCCCCCTATTGGGGCCGCATCCACAGGACGGGCGAAACGCCCTCGACTTTCTGGTTGTCCAGCACCGTCAGCCCGGTCGGGTCGAGCAGGGGGACGATGTTGTACGTGTCCTCCTCGTACCCCCGGCGCAAAGTGCCAAGCACCCGCTGCCCGCCGGGCAGGGCGACAACGCAGATTCGATCCAGGCACAGCCACGGCATGTCGCTCTGCGGGCCGACATACACCATCCAACCGTCGTAGAAATTGCTGGCCGCCCGTATCTGTAGCGCAAAGCCATCGTGCGGTACGTCTGGCGGGCCGACAATCGCCCGCACTTGATTTGCCGGGATATTCTTAATGCTGGACTTGCCGTCCACGTACCCGGTCAACCGAACACCCTGTACGTCCTGAGCTACGTCAATGCCCGCCTGGCGGATAACTTCTGTGACGGGCAGCCCGAGCAGGACGGCAATGGTGTTTGCCTCCTTCAACGTCATCTTGCGTCTCCCTCTGAATGTCAGACTGACAGCGCTTGGGTCTAGGTCAATCCGCTTGGCAAGCTGGCGCAGGGACATGTTTCGTTCCGCCAGCCTGTCGCGGAACCATTTGGGATTAGTTTTAATCGCTTGCATCGTTGTGGCCTTTAGTTTGTGGTGTTGACTTTTCCCGAACACATAGTGCAGGGTCGGGGCGATTAAAGCAACACCAGAAGTGGACTTCCGTTATGTCGCACACAAATACTAAAAACAAACTCGACCCGGCCCGCACCGTAGTTGCCAAGCTCGGCGGCGTGCGTGCGACTGCACGCATTTTGGGCGTGAATCCTAGCGCCGTGTCGCGCTGGCTCGTCTCGCGTCAGGAGAAAGGCACTGGCGGCGCCGTGCCGTTGAAGCACTGGCAAACGCTGCTCGACTACGCCAAACAGGAACGCATCAAGCTGTCAGTTTCCGAACTGTCCAACATTCGCTGACGGAGTAGGCCATGAAGAACAGCGAACTGCTGGACGCCGTCTACGGCCCGCTCGACGCGGAGTATTTCGGCTGGGTGACTAATTTTCGTGCTGACCCTAATGATGCGATTATCTCGTCATGGGCGGGCCGGCCCTACAGAGGATCGTCCGCTCAAGCCTCGCTCATCGACTCTTGCGTCGAAGACAACACGTTCTTTTGCACTGCAGTATTGAAGGGCGTAAACGAGCAGGGCCAGTTCAAGCGCGGCAAGTCGCACTTTACGCGCTTAGGCGCCTTGGTGGCGGACGATGCTGACCCGACGCAATTAAACGGCCGCCCGTCCTATATCTTAGAAACCAGCCCCGGCAAGCATCAGCTTGGCGTGCTGCTCGATGCTGACGATCCTGACTGCTCCGACCTGCACACGATTGATGCAGTCATGCAGGCGATGGCGAAGGCCAACCTGATTAAAGCCGACTCAAGTGGCAATAACGCGGTGCGTTATGTGCGACTGCCGCAGGGTCATAACACCAAGAAGCGCGAGACAGGGCCGTGGGCCGTCAAGGTCAAAGAATGCAACCTGGCGCTGCGCTACAGCCTTGCTGATGCGGTAGCCATCTTCGGCCTTGACCTAGATGTGATTCGCGAACAGGCCGTCACAAGGGTGACACCAAGTGGCATAGCGGCCGGCAGCGGCAGCGACTATGCAGAACTGCTGGCCGCCTTGGCGGCGGACGACCCGTCCCAGCGCAGCTACCACGACCCGCTGCTGAAACTTTCTGCCAAGTTTGTTTCTGCTGGAATGCACGGCGGGGCGGCCGTCGAGACGCTGCGGGGTTTAATGCAAGCCGTTAAACCCACCCGCGCCGATCAGTTGGAGCGGTGGCAGTCCCGCTATGAGCGTATCCCGCACATGGTCAACGGCGCTGAGAAGAAGTTCAAAGCGCCGAGGGTGGAAATTGCGTTAGCCGGCACCGACGAAGAGCGGCAGGGGCTGCTGCTGACGTTGCCGCAGCTTGGCGAAGCCACCAAGAACGTGCGCTGGATGGTCAAGACGCTCATCCCGGCCGATGCGATGGGGATGCTGTTCGGCGCTTCCGGCACGTTCAAGTCATTCGTGGCGCTGGATTTGGCGCTGCATGTCGCGCATGGACTGCAATTCGCCAAGCGCAAGACGGCCGCCGGTAGCGTTGTGTATGTGGCGGCCGAAGGCGGCGCTGGCATTTATCGCCGCGTGCGCGCCTGGCATCAGCACCACAAACTTGAGCAGCCGGACAATTTCCACGTTTGCGTCACGCCGCTGCTGCTGGCGGAAGAAGAACAAGTGTCTGCCTTGCGGGAGGCAATCAGCCAACTCCCCTCCAGGCCGTCTCTCGTCGTGGTGGACACACTTTCACAGACCTTCAGCGGAGATGAAAACAGCAGCACCGATATTGCGAACTACCTGCGGCTGCTCAATACGCACCTACGGGCGGCGTTCAGCACCACCGTGCTGGTGATTCATCACACAGGACACATGGCCAGCGAGCGTCCGCGTGGGTCGTCTGCAATCACCGCGAACTTGGATTTTTTGCTTGGATGCTTTCGCCCAAACGCAGAAGCACTCGCTGCCCAAGTAGAAGTCATTAAACAGAAAGATGGTGACAAACTCAACGCGCAGTATTTCGAGCTACACCGCGAGGTGCTAGAAAAGGACGAGGACGGGGAGGAAATATCCAGCCTCACGGCCGCCTGGCACGATGCGGTGGCCGCCTGCAAGGAGTCGGCCCTGAAGCTGAACCAGTACGAGCAAGCCTTCATGGCGGGGCTGGAAGGCGGCGTGATGGCCGAGGACGACCTGAAGGCCATCCTCGCCGGGATGATCGACAACGCCGAAACGCGCCGCAAGACCTGGACGCGGACGATGAAGTCGCTACAGGAAAAGCGGCTGATTAAGCCGGCGGGGATAGGCTTGTGGAAGAGGGTTTGACAGTCGTAAGGACTTGGTAAAAAGCATTCGACAGCAAGTCCACAAACGCCTCGTCCTGCGACAAATCCTCACGCCCAATCGTGTCCAGCACCGCGTGCGTCACTTCGTGACACAGCGTGTGGTGCAGGTGACTTGCCGGCATTTTCTTGATGCGCGGGCTGATGACAATTTCCTTCTCATCAGGCCGCCACCACGCCCACGCCTCCTTCGGCACGCGGCCGTAGCGCACGCGAATCTTATGGCCCATTATTTCAAAGCCTTCGATCATGGCGTCTCCGGCGTCTTGCGCTTACGGCGCTTGGCCAACTGGCTGTAATAGTCCTTATCGCCCCGGCGCTTGCTCTGCCCCTTGACCGAGCCGCCCTTCTTGGCAATTTCGCGCAGGTACGCGCGAATCACATCGTCCGTATTCACCACAGTTCCACCCCACCACGCTTACTCGCCAAGTTCGGCGGCGGCACTTGCCGCCATGCGTCATGCCGCAAGCGGCGGCCCTGGAGGATCAGGCGGCGGATCGTCATGCCGAGCGTGATTAGCGCCAGTAATGACACGGAAGGTAGGACGAATAGTTCGATGTTCGACATGCTTTTTCTCCTCTGAATTACATACATGGCAGCGCAGCCAGTCGCCGTAGCCATCGTCCAGCCACAGCCGCCCAAGACAGTTCGGACACAGCCCGCTCATAGCGCCGCCCGCGTTTCTGCCAATTCACTCTCCAGCGTGCGGATGCGGCTTTGCAGGGTGGCAATCAGCACCTCCTGCGACTCGATCAGCTTTGCTTGCGTGCCGGCCAGCGCATCCGCGCGGTCAACGGCTTCGCGCAGCACGGCCAGCTTGGTCTTATCGTGCGTCGCGCCGTAATGCAGTTCGTCGGTCATGTGTCACTTTCCTCAATCGCATTGATCCTCTGCCCAATCCAGCGCATCACCGGCACGGCCATTGAGTTGCCGAGTGCCTTGTAGCGCGGGCCGTCTGGCGCGTCGGGCTTCTTGCGCCACGGGATGTTGGTGTAGTTGTCGGGGAAGCCTTGCAGCCGCTCGCACTCGATGGGCGTGAGGCGGCGGACTTGCATGGCCGGAGTCATTACGCTTCCTTCAAAGCCGCCACCTTCCGTGCGTGCCTTGAGCGTTCCAATCCATCCA